GAGCAGTGCTGTATGTAGCTGTCCAGCTGTACCTGACGGAAACGCAGATTCTGCAGTGCACCGCTCTGGGCTGCCCTATATTCCGTAACAGTCGATTGGACTCTTAACTGCCTTCTCTGATTCTGAGCTGTTGATTGGATTGGCACAGCGGGCTTTCTTATCTGGGTCATTCTGTATATATTGACAGATACGGGCATATGCCCTGGCTGGCGTTCCTGGAGCTCCACTGCTGAAGTGACAGACCGTGACACCCCCTACGTCCTCCAGGTGGAGTTGGCAGACGGTGCAGCAGTATTTCCTAGACAACTGTATCTGCGGGATTGATTCCGACATCGGGCTCCAGGGTGGTTAGGCTGAGTAGCTTACGGGTATATTCATGTGCTGCTCTCTGGGCAACACCGTATACAGTGGGTGCATTACTCTCATGCCATGCCACTGCCTGTGCCCAGGTCATATGGGGGGCAATGTTGAGTATATCCTGAACTGTGATTTTGACCATTAGAAGGTGAGGGGACTCTTACCCCAGTACTTACCGCGATACCATCTGGCTACACCAGGTAACCAGGCCTCGAAGTGCGGGAACATGAGATCGCATAGTATTCTAATCTCATACTGCGCATCTGCAGCAGTGCGCATATTGAAGAAATGCATCAGTCCCCTGGCATTGGTGCTGAACACGTAGTTCTGTCGTATGTTCTGTGGCAGTATATCTCTGGCATGTTCAGGTGCGTATCCCTGCTCAATATGCCTCTTATACTGCATGGCGGCATTCATACAGCCCTGCATGTCCTCAGCCCTGGTACGACTGTCGTAGGTATAGTTATTACCCTGGCGATCCCTGTAGTCGCCCTCCGCCCTGAAATAGAATACCTCTTCAATGGGCAGGTCTAGATTAGCTACCTGTATCACCCTCTCCCCTGTGTAGCGCTGTGACTGCACATCGAATGACCAGGGTACGCGATGAGTTCTGTGCTGCATGGCGACATTATGTGGGAATCCAGATGTAGCCATCACAATATGGGCATGTTCCAGGGGGCCTGAGTGGGGTCTGTGGTTATGCATCAGATGTTTGAGGATCAGTTTCTCAGCCCTGGACTCATCAGGCCACTTCCCTGCCACCCATTCATCATAGATGTAGCCCTCGCTGTAGTCACAGTGAGCAGCAGACCAGATGACACTGGCAGGATTGGGAGTGGCTGAGAGGGTATCTACCCTGAAGAATGAGTCTACATTGAAGGGGTTAGCGGTGGGGTGCACAGGCATCTAGGGGGACTAGGGTGAGTATTAGGACGGTGAGCGGTATTACTATTGCGAACAGGAACAGCTGAAACGTTCTGATATGTCTATACATTTTTATGGAAGGTATCAATGAGAACAAATATCAGCCTGAAGACAACGAGAAAGTAGGCAAAACAGAGCAGAAGCTGAAAGAAGTACAGGTTGGCCATAGTTACTCCCTGTTCATACATATTGTGTGAACCAGGAGTGCAGATACTGACGCAGTGCCCAGGAAAAATGTCACCTGCATCTCCCGACTGTAATGATTTGAAGTATAAAATAAGGCTGCGAGGTAGAAAACTACACTGGCAGCCAGACTTACTATTGAGGAATTAGACATATAGAGTATCATCCACATGGAGCTATACCCTACAAGTCTACCACATATCTATTCGTATCGGTCTAGTATCTCAGGTATGATCCCATTGCGGACAATGTCCTCACGGGAAAACTGAATCAAGCCGACCTGAGACAAACCCTTCAGGCGAGTCATGGCATCCGCTAGTCCATTACTTTGCCGTAACTCAGTCTTGGTGTCACACTGATTGGGATCTCCGCATATCGCCATATGGCAGTTCTGACCAGTACGAGTCAGTATGGTCTTGACATCTGCTGGGGTGACATTCTGGGTCTCATCGAAGATAGCCATGCAGTTATTCAGGGAGCGTCCCCTCAGGTCTTCCAGCAGCATCACCTCAATGGTCTTCTTCTCCAGGTGATAGATGGCTGTCTGCCTACTCATGAACACCACCAGGTTATCCAGAATAGGGCCTATGAGAGGCCATGCCTTCTCCAGCGCAGAACCTGGCAGGTACCCGCGTCCTCTCTGCCCGACCATTCCCACGTCTGGCTTGGTGTATATGATTTGCTCGATCTTACCCTTGGACAATAGTTCAAACCCCAGGTACAGGGGAAGAAGTGTCTTCCCACATCCTGGGGGCGCTGATGCTACGGTTATTAGATTGTTCAGTAGAGAGTACATATACTCTCGTTGCTTGGGATTCTGGGGATGTATCCGGTCGTATTTCCATATGTCGTGAACGGCTGCGGCGGCTAATTGCGCTGGAGATGGTTCTGGAACTGGTCTACCTTTAGCTCTTCCCATGTATATGTATGGTGTCAACAAGGCTAGTCTAGCTCATCTGTATTGCTGAGCTGTAGGCTTGCACATATACTGATAGGCTGTTACAGCTATAGTCTGATACATCTGCCTAGAAATCTATGACATTACCCTCTATCACCTACCGTCAGGACAATGGCGCTCCGCTGACTATCACCCAGTTCGATGACAATATCACAGCACTCAGGGATCGCTCCAACCACACAGGTACCCAGACCTCTGCCACCATCAGTGATCTCTCATCCGTTGTTGCGAACTTCAGCTACATCACCACAATGCAGAGTAGCCTGACTACCCTGCAGAATCAGCTGAACCAGCTCAGCACCGATATATTGTCCAACTCAGGTATCGCTACCCAGTTCAGCAATATCAATACCCAGTTCAGCAATATCAATACGACCCTGACCACCACCCAGGCCAGCCTGGCTAACCTGAAGACACTGATCACTCAGCTGCAGCAGTTCCAGGCCAACATCACCTCAGGCATCAATGGCGGTACATATTAGCCTTCACATGAGCTACATTCCGCAGACGGTGCCGCCACCTCATTGGGAGCGAAGTACCTGACCAGATCACTATAGCCTCCGATATGTCTACCTCCCAGGTAGATCTGAGGCACAGTACCCTCAGGTTGGTGGGTATACTGGACACCATACCCATGGGATTCCAGCAACTCCAGTGCCTGCCTGCAGTAGGGGCAGTCATCCCTGCCGTAGACCACAGCCTCCAGCCTGGTGATATTGGATGAGCGATTGACACTGCTGGTACTGCGCACATAGTAGAGGGCAGTGACACCCTGCTTCCATGCCTGCAGATGCATTCTGGCGAATTCAGTGGCATCCACATCATGTTCCACGAACAGATTGAGGGACTGTCCCTGGTCTATATAGCGCTGACGGGCAGCAGCCAGTCTGACTATGTCCAGCTGGTCTATCTCCCTGGCAGTGAGGTAGATCCGCTTGTCATGGTCACTGAGGAAATCCAGATGCTGTACACTGCCCATGTTGGAATGGATACTGCTCCAGACATCATCAGTATCTCTGTCCATGTCTGCCAGCAGGGACTGCAGGTTGGTGTTCTTACGGATATAGTTACCGGATGCCATCTTCCCTGTGTAGTAGTTGGCAGTGGCAGGCTCTATTCCCTGGGTATTGGCTCCTGCTATGACTGAGTTAGTCATGGTCGGAGCGATGGCGGTACGGTGAGTATGGCGCATACCCGTACCCCTACACCAGAGAGGTTCACCCAGCCTGATTGCCAGTTCACGCGATGCGGTATCTGCCTGCCACTGGATCTGACTGAATATCTCCCTGTTGAGTTCATCACTGGCACTGAAGGGAATACCCCTCTTCTGACAGAGGGAGGCGTAGCCCATAACCCCCAGACCGATGGCACGTCCCTTGATGGCACTGTTGAGGGCCCTCTGCATGATTTCACGGCGCCGCCTATTCCCCAGTCCCTTGACTGAGTCTATGAAACCCGTGCAGACTGCCTCCAGCATATAGATTCCCAGTTCAACTACCGATAGTCCTGTATTGGGGGAGCGCATATCCTTCCAGATATCCCACTTATCCAGGTTGAGTGAGCTGAGAATACAGACCAGGGTGTGGTCTTCATCAGTATGCAGGAGTATCTCACTGCAGAGATTACTGGTATGTACCCTCAGTCCATTATTGACATAGCCCTCAGGACGTAGTCTATTGACAGTATCTATGAAGATGAGGTAGGGACTACCCGTGGTCAGACGGGTCTTCAGTATCTTATCCCAGAGGAGTACCGTATTCTCATCCCCAGCTATCAGTCTCTCTATGAAACTATCGGGCACAGTCAGTGCTATATTCTGCTTCAGCTTACTGGCAGGGTCTCCCTGGAGCTCATTACGAGATTCCAGCAGTGCCCAGACATCCGGATGATCCACAGGGAGATAGTGTGCTGCAGACCCCCTGCGTACCCCTCCCTGATTGGTAGCCGATACAGCCTTATCGAATATGCTCGCCCAGGGTATGACTCCATTAGATGTCCCGCTGTCTGAGAAGGCGGCGCCGCTCCCCCTGACATCTCCGTAGTAGATACCCACTCCTCCGCCATACTTACTCAGTAGACCGAGTTCAGTTACAGAATCGTAGATGCCCTCTATGGTGTCAGGTACATGGACTGTGAAACAGGAGACAGGGAATCCCCTGCCGGCATTGAAATTAGCTGCCACTGGTGTGGCCAGTCCGATGAAGCCCTGCCAGAGACAGGTGAATATATCCTGACCCAGCCCATCCAGACGGAATCCTATCTTCTCCTCAACTCCAGTTGCCACACGGGTGAACATACCCCTGACAGTCTCACCTGGCAGTAGGTGTTTATCTCTGATAGAGAGATAGCCCTCCAGTGTGAACCACTGTGGAGCCTCTCCTCTGTCCTTCAGTTCATCCAGTTCCTGCTGATATTGTTCTTGCATTATTTTAATAGATCTGCGTAGTTAACCTTAGTGAAGTTCTGATCTGCCTTGGAGCTATATTCATGGGCATTCTTCCCATGGAAGAAATCACCCAGGGTGAGTCCCTCAGTATCGCTGTAGAACCATCTGCTGACACTGGCAGCAGCCTCAGTGTCTACCTTGAATATGCGCTTGAGTCCCAGTTCAGATAGTTTCAGATTGGCCCTGTCCAGAATGAAACTGTAGATGGCATGCTTACTGATGGAGGGCAGATCCCCCTCCTCGAATATTCCATTGATAAATGACTCCTCATAGGAGACTATAGACCTGGCAGCATCATAGATCCTCTTCTTCTGACCATCTGTCAGCCCGCCCAGCTCAGCAGCTAGTTCCTGGAACAGCCTGATACCAGCGGCACTGTGATAGCGCTCCTCACTGATAGACCAGCCTAGTATCTTCCCCAGTCCTGGGAGCTTATCTACCCCAGGCTGACAGAAGGACATCAGGACAGCGAAGGAACTGTAGAGTGAGACTCCCTCAATCAGTCCACTGAATGTAGCCAGACTGGTCAGCAGGTCGCTGTCTCCATGCTCATAGTTGAGTACTGATTCCACACGGGCAATGGCATCCGCATCACCCTGGAACATCTTATACTCATCCAGTCCCAGTGTTGCGCTGAGGTGATTATATGCCTCAGCATGATTAGCCTCCTGTACACCGAACGCACTGGCCATAGCGAATATCTCCGGCTTGGGGAAACACTTTCCGACCACTCCTGTCCAGTAGTCACCGACCCCCTGTTCCATATAGGTGAAGGAGGACAGTATTCTGCCCACTGCATTCCTCTCCTGCTGGGTCAATGAATAGTTCCACTGACGCACATCGCTGGACATCTCTACCTCACTGGCTCTCCAGTGACTCTTAATCGCTGCCTCATAGGCCTCATATGCCCATGGATATTCTCTCGGCAGGTAATTCACACGCCGCTCTTGTATTGCCATATCTCTTAAATTCTATTTACTGAACATAGCAGATAGCCCAGAGTACTAGGTGGGGAAAGACTGAGGAATGTGATATACCTTAGTAGCAAACTCTACAGTACTAGACCATCTAGATGTCTGATCATCTGGTAGGGTAAAGGTAAGAGGCGGTCGCTGTACTAAAGACCATGCCATTACTATATGAAAATCTCCAGTGGGAGGATCTTCTGGATAGAGTCCATGTATATAGGTAATCATAGTACGATATCCAACTTCGCTGTAGCTCGGTGTCAGGAATCTAATGGGATAGGGATCCTGATATTCTGCCTGCCTCAAGACCAGTATCGGTATGTTGTCTAAGTATAGCACTCCGAAGCGCCATTTCTGCATATATCCTGCTGCGGGCATATACATGGCACTGCTGTGCGTAACATCTATCCTGACACGTGTCTGTGCTATCAGCGGACGTAGGGGGATATAGTCCTGAAATTCAGGGAATGAGGCTATAATTTGTCCCAGGTCACTGATAGACCAGAGAACAGGAGAGGTCAGGTAGCTACTGATGGTAGTCATCGCACACTGCAGGAGCGGTGCCGCCCCTTAACCTGACTATTATCACAGGAGTTCATCATGAGCAATTCTCTCTATAACTATTCTATTAATCAGACCTATAAGGATATAGTTCAACTGGGTAATAACGGTGTAGGATTACCAGGTACCTCCCCTATTCCTCTATGCGATGGAGCAGGAAATCCCCTGGTACTTGAATTAGCGCAGGGAAAGATGCAGTTAACGCCCTCATCCAGTATCGATGGTGGAGGCAATTACTTCCAGAACATAGTCCTAGATGCAGGTACCTACTAGGTTTTTGATTTTGATTTTGACTTTAACTTAGGCTCAGGCTCAGGCTCAGGCTCAGGCTCAGACACACCCCCCTCTGCTACCCAATCTAGATATGCCCGGTAGTCGCCATTGGCAATGTCAACTGGTATATGGGCGCCATCTATTTCTCTGATAATTAGGTTGTCGTTCTCTTTTCTATACATTTAAATCTCCGCGCTGGCAGTAGCATGAATATAGGCATAGTTACTGGCTGGTAATGTCACCATAGATGCAGGGACTATCTGACAGCCATTCTGTCCCTGTGTCACTGTGGTGGCGGCACCGTATCCGGTACCTGTTCCAGTTGGACTGCTGGCAGTGGTGTAGAAACTATTTAGATAGCTGCCATTAGTGCCCACAGTGTATAGAGTAACTGTGGGAGTTAACTTCATGGTAATAGGATATGTCCAGTTAACCAGGGCATTACCAACATAGCTGTAGGATATGAAACTACCTGCCACAGTCTGACTCCCAGTAGTTGTGCTGGGGTATGATACAGTCCAGGCTCCAGATGAACCACCGATAGCAGTGATGGTATAGGTTCCGTTATAACCTGTAGGTGTGACACCTGAGACAGTAATTGATTGCCCCGCGACATATCCCTGCGATGTGCCTCCATAGGTCAGAGTAGCTATGCTGCTGGGATTAGTGGCAGCACTGGTAGATGCACTGGTGGGATATACCAGAGTGAGAGTTCCAGCAACAGTCTGACTGCCAATATTGCTGCCGCTGGTTGTATATGACACAGTCCAGGCACCGGCTACACCGCCCACGGCTGTAACAGCATATGTACCGTTATATCCAGATGGGGTGATACCTGATACAGTTATGGTCTGTCCGACTGCGTTAAATAACTGTATTGTGCCGCTGTAGGTCAGTGTTGCTGTAGTCCCACTGCTGCTGCCTGCAGTACTGGAGGCTGTAGATATTAGTGCGACAGTTCCAGAACTGATATAACCGGTAGTGGAATTGGTATACGATACTGTCCAGGCACCAGATGAGCCACCATAACCAGTAACAGCGTAGGTACCGTTATATCCAGATGGTGTAACCCCTGAGACTGTCATTATCTGCCCCAGAGAATTGAATATCTGAGTTAAGCTGTTATAGGTCAGAGTGGCAGTGGTACTGGGATTGTTAATGATACTACGTGCAGTGGCAGTAGGATAATACAGCGAAACAGTCCCGGCAACTGTCTGATTACCTATATTACTAAGATTGGTAGTGTAGGATACTGTCCAGGCACCAGATGAACCACCTACAGCTGTAACGTTGTAGGTACCGTTATATCCCGATGGCGTGACCCCTAAGATAGCAACCTGCTGACCAACCGAGGTGAATAGCTGTGTTGCACTGGTATAGGTCAGGGTAGCCGTAGTACCGCTGCTACGACCACTGGTGGCAGCAGTGGCAGATGTAGTGACCAGTGAGACAGTTCCACCGCTGACATATCCAGTAGTGGAGTTGGCATATGTCACAGTCCAGGCACCTGATGATCCGCCATAGCCTGTAACAGTATAGGTTCCGTTATATCCAGCGGGAGTGACACCTGAGACATATATTGACTGTCCCACAGAGGTAAATATCTGCGTTGTTCCGCTATAGGTCAGCGTAACAGAATTGCTGGAATTATTAGCTGCAGCGGTGGTAGAGGCACTGGTGGGATATGTGGCTGTAACAGTACCAGCAACAGTTTGATTGCCCAGATTACTGGAGCTGATAGTGTAGGACACTGTCCAGGCACCAGATACTCCACCTACTGAGGTGGCGGTATAGGTACCGTTATATCCAGCGGGAGTGACACCTGCAACAGTTACTGTCTGTCCCACAACAGTGAATAGCTGGGTTGTCCCGGTGTAGGTTAGATTAGCAGTATTCCCAGTGTTGCTGATACTGACAATAGGAGTACTAGAACCCAGTATAGACCCGGTTAGACAGGACAATGCACCACTGATGTATCCTGTATTCTGCGCAGGTACTATGCCGTAGTCGAATGTCTTGCTATAGTAACGTTTACAGAGCAGTAATTCCTGCTGTATACTGCGCCTCTCGAAGGCAGTAGCCTGGGGAGCATAGGCATTGCCGACCTGGGTGCCGCCTATCTCTAGCTGCACATTGGTTATGTTCCATGTGCCGCTGACCTGGGAACCCACAGTGAAGAGAACCTCTAACCCATTGAAGGCATCAGTAGGGAGCAGGAAGGCGGCACTGTATACAGTAGGACTACTGGTTACAGTCCATGTACCTGTGGCTGCTGTCACCTTACTGCCATTGGCTATGGTACCGAAGATATCTGGAGTCAGATTGGCAGGTAATGCATAGCTGACTGTCCAGGTCACAGAACTCAGGAGACTGTTACTCATATTAGCACTGAGAGTAACAACCTGTCCTGCCATGTCATAGCTATTAGCCTGCTCAATACGCTGACCTACCCCTATCTGAGTTACACCAGAAGCACCAGTCAGCTGTAAGGAATGTAATCCTGCCGTACTGGCATTCTGAGATACAGTGATACCTGCACCCAGGGAGTATATAAACCACCTATCTACATTGTAATAACCTGTACTGGAGGTAGGTATTACATTGCCTGCTGGTACTGTGGCATTGATTCCACGTTGAGCCACATCCATCGCACCATTGATAATGCGATTGCGCATTCCAGACAGAGGGCCTCTATTGATGGTAGCAGTCTCTAGATCTCCTGTGCTTACAGTAGTAGCATTAACAGATGCGTAGGTAACAGAACCTACTGAGTTATTGACCAGGTCATTAGTTAATCCACTCTCTATCTCCCAGTCAGTACCATATAGTCTAAATTCAGGACTGACACTGGACTTGTTAACGTTAAAGCTACTGGCTCCATAGATGGTATACCCGCTGGGAGCTAACAGTATGACAGCATTAGCGCCAAAACCCTGCGTGGTGCTATTGGTGTTGGCAGCATATATATCAGTTATCTTGACCCTGGTAATGCCAGTAGTTCCAGGCGCGGGTAGAGTAATATTGAAACTACCTCCACTGGTATCGCATACTGCCTCCTGGTAGTTGGCAATATTGAAGTTAGAGACACCGCCACCTACTATCGAGACGACAACCCTGACATAGTTACCCACATCTATGTTCTGTATCTGATAGTTATTGCTGGTAGCTCCACTGATATTGACCCAGGTTAAGTTACCTATACTGGATGCTCTCTGCCACTGATAGGTGAACTTATTACTGCCTATGGTATAGAAATTATTTAAAGTAAAGGATAATACCCCATTGCCGCTACTAAGCGCACCTGGGGAAACAGTGATGCCGCCTGTGTTCAGCATCTTAGATATAATAGGAGCAATACTGCCTGTGCCATCTACGTATAAATAAGTATATGTGGATACCACTGTACTGCCACTTAGTAGGGTAACTACCAGTTGTAGGTAATTACCCACATCCACAGAACTGAGGGTATAGGTAGTTGATATATTATTAGAACTGAATGATCCAGAGGCACCACCGATGGATGTCCAGGTCAGACTACTCTGCACCACAGGAGCTCTCTGCCAGGCATAGCTGAGAGTATAGCCTGAGGGTATTGTATAGTATGTATTCAGGCTACCCACCAGCACACCATTTCCACTGGTCAGGGTGACAGGTTCAGCAGATTGACCGCCAGATATCCCCAGCATGGTGGAGGTAATAGGTGTCAATGTTCCATAGCTGTTGGTGTAGGTGTAGTAGTTAGTGGATATGGTACTGCCTGAGGCTGTAACCGTTACTACCAGCTGTATATAGTAACTCAGGTCTGCATTCTGTAGAGTATAGCTAGATGATGTAGCTCCAGTTATGTTAGACCAGGTCAATGCTCCCTGATTACTGGCACGTTGCCATTGATAGTTGAGAGTATACCCAGATGTCAGGCTGTAGTATGTATTCAGGGCGGCACTGACTGTGCCGTTACCCTCACTGAGTATAATCATCTGGTAGCTGACACCAGTGCCGCCCACCATATCATTGGTGATAGTAGCATATGCACCGCTACCACCTGTATAGGCGTAGTAATAGGTGGATACTGTACTCAAGACATTCAGCTGAGTAACTATTACCTGCACATAGTTGCCAACATCCGCAGCATTCAGGGTATAGGTACTGGACGTTGCTCCAGATATATTGACCCAGGTGACTGGATTACTACCGCTGGGCACAGCTCCACGCTGCCACTGATAGGTGAAGGTATTTCCCACAGGCACACTATAGTAGCTATTGGCTGTTACCTTAACTACCCCAGCGCCACTGCTGAATATGAAGGGCAGGGTACTGAAACCACCACCCAGTGCTCCCACCATATTAGAGGTAATGGTAGCCTGAGTTCCCGTACCTCCCTGATATGTATAGTAGGAATTCCCTATGGTTGCCTGAGCTGCACTCAGGTTAACTACTGTCCAATCAGGTCTATAGTAGGAAGGTGGATTGCCACCCAGGTTCTGGGCATTATCTACCACACCGCGATTATATTTATCATAGGTATTAATTAGCATAATACCTGCATCCTGAGAGGTAGCCTGTAGACACTCCTTGACAGTCCAGCTGCTGCCATTAAATAACCAAGTCATTCCCGATTGAGTGTACTGCTGACCTGTCGTAGGATTGGATGGAAAATTAATAGCAGCCATTATAATACCCTGATAATATATGAAAGAGCAAAGTAAGGTGGTGTGAAGGAGATGGGACTTCCACTTCCAGTAGAACTAATTGTTATTCCCGTATTGACAGATCTACTTGAAACTCCGGTAGCACTGCTGGTAAGAGATAATCCAATATTTGTAGTTGTAGTGATAGGCTCATTGTTTGCATCTGGGAGATCGCTACCTACACTGGATAGACCTCTTCCGCCACTGGAACCACCGTAGCCGCCATCACCGTAATTCCAGGCTAGGCTACTAAACTTTCCAGCAAAATTTCCAAAATGAACGTGCCCAGGGTCATTTACACTATGTGAGTGTCCAGGATCATTTATACCATGAGCATGTCCAGGATCTGTTATGGTGTGACTATGGCTGGGTAAATTACTAACGCTAATAGTAGTGCTATTAGCTCCGCCTATATTGCCTGTGGAATATGCTCCACCTGCCCCCACTACAAATCTATCTTGCAGATTAGGTAAGGTGAAAGTAGAACTACCATCGCCGATGCCGAAGGATGTGCTAATCACGGCAAATAGTGCAGTATAGGTAGTCCTAGATAATGTAGATCCATCGCAGATATGCCAACCAGCCGGTATGGCAGCAGAGCTACCAGACCACATGATGATGCCGCCGATAGGCGTAACTCCATTACCTACAAAACTGCTGGCTGTGATGGTACCTGATACTGTCAGATTGGACAGGGAGTTTAGATCGGTATTTAAAGTCTCCAGGGTGATGTAGGAACTGGCAGGCAGTCCTCCCAGGGAGGCAGCATTAGCTACTGAACCAGTATTCTGAGGATCATAGGTGTTAGTCAACATGATTCCCGGCAGGGCTCTGACTGCTGCTGCAAAATCGCTGATGGTAGCTGCAACCTGCTTGCCTATCTGATTGGATCGATTGAGATAGTATGAGGGTAACTGACCACCCAGCTTTTCAGTATTGTCTACAATACCGTTGGCATTCTGGTCATAGATGTCCATCATCATGACTCCATCTTCACCAGCACTGCTGACGCATTGTTTCACTGTCCAACTGGTGCCGTTATACAGCCAGGTAATACCTGCCTGGGTATACTGTGTTCCTGGAACTGCTCCTGATGGAAAATTAATATTAGGCATGCTACACCTCTAGACCCGCTATTCCATATGTTGATATACTCACTGCTCCCCAGTTTCCCGGGCTATTTCTGATTACACTGGACTGATCATTCATAAGAAAGGTATTGCTATACTGACTAGAGGCGTTGATGGCAGTGATGCCGGGTAGGAATCTATGGGGCTCTACGTTGAGTGTGTAGGCGTAGAGACTGGCATCAGTTCCAGCAGTGACAGTAACAGTTCTGGCAGTGCCGCCTGCTGAGACAGGTACCCATGGCGTAATGTAATTAGTGTTGCTGATGTTAGAGGTACCGCCACCCAGCATGGGCAGGGTGAAACCAATACCTGCATTATTACTGGCACTGAATCCCTGCATACGAGACTTTGCACTGGTATTGGGATCATATTCCAGGTAACCGAAGGCACCTGCAAAACCATTCTGATCTGTAGACACTGCAGATGGCTCTAGCTGCAGCTCTATATTGCCGCCAGTCTGCATATAGAAATAACTACCTATCATCGGACCCATGGAGTTCCAGGTTGTCCAGCTGGAGTTAGGGGTACCGCTGCTGAGATACGATGTCGTACCTGCCAGGCTAACCTTATTTGGACTGGTGGGGAAGGATACTCCTCCTGTCCAGAGTAGTCCTGCGCTGCTGACACTGCCAGTATCATTAGGCAGTAGGTATATAGCCTGATTGGCTACTCCCATGCCCTTATGTATATAGCGACAGATGCCCCGGGCTCCAATCAATGAGGCAGCAAACCCATACTGAATTGCTGAATTAACCTTGGCAGTAGGGAGGGTAGAGACACTGTTAATAGTATTGGGGAAATTCCACTGCTCATTACCGAACAATATCAACCCGCTGATGTCTATATCTGCATTTTCCAGAGAGATATAGGGAGCGTAGTATTTATTCCCGTAGTTGATGCTGGTAGGTATACTGCCGATCAGATAACTATTATCAGTGGCATAGGTATGGGCACCCAGAAACACATTATTGAGTTTTAATCTACCACCCACCACTGTGATGCGGGAATTATTACCCCTATGCAACGCCAGATACTTACCTGCGCTGAGATTATATACTGTGGTGCTGCCGTTATAGGTATACTGGAAACTGGCGTTACTGGCATTGAGAGCAGCTACAGTATTGGTAAACAGGGTAGTCAGATTAGTAGTACCATTGAGCGACTTACCTATGCTCTGTCCACCGATAGTATCAGACCAGGCAATATAGGGGCAGGAGAGCGCAGCTATGGTACCCATGAAGAGTACATTGGCTATGGTGCCACCACCGCAGCGTAGACCTGGATTGAACCTGGTATACAGCTGATAGCCCAACTCATTACTCATATCAGCAGCAATGCGTAGGGGCTGATAGAAGACTACCAGACTATTGGTAATACTGGTACTGGTATTGCCAGCATAGGTATAGCTGGCTCCGCCTCCACCTGGATTGGTGAAGTAGGCAGTGAAGGGTGTGGTATTGGAGGCTGTCAGTCCGCCTGAGATAGTGATTATGCCACTGGTAGTATTGACTGACTTGACCGTAGGAGGAGTAGCAGTGCTAATATTGGTGCCGCCATCCGATACAGTAGCCCCTACAGTTATCTGACTGGCTAGGGTTGGATTGGATAGAGATAGACTATAGACAGTCACTCCGCTCACTGTAGATAGACTGGAGGTTACCTGAGCAGATATTGGTGTACCGCCGAAACTATTATTATAGGCATTTACCAGGGAATCAAAGGCAATAGTGGCATAGGTCAATACACTGCCATTGGAGCTGTAGGTATTATTCAGAGGCAGGGGTGAGGCGTATTTTGAACCGTCTATGTTAATGTTGGCGGCACCGAAATCAGCATTCTCCAGACTATAGAAGCCAGGTGCACAGTAGATATTGATATCACCGATGACTCCCCTGACATAGTCAGCCGCCTCACCCAGACTACCGAGAGTCACGAATCCACTGGCAGTGGGATCGCTGGCCTGCAGTAGGATATCAGCATTATTGGGAGTGGCATTCCAGGTTCTCAGGTTGGCCAGTGAGATCAGGGCACCATGATATATCTTGCTGCCATTACTCTCATCTATGCCAGTTGGAATTACAATATTCCCAGTACTCTTAGACCAGAGATTGCTGTCATCCCAGGATACCTCCTTCAGATAACCATTCTGCAGATCCTGAGCAAATACTGAGCTGGTATGGTTAGTAGTTACCTGATAATATAGTCCGCCGTAGGAAACTAATACGGGACTACTGAGGCTATATACACTATAGTTATATCCTGTCTGCCAGACCTGAGTGGTGTTGAAGTTGCCATTACTCAGATATACGTTATTTCTGGCTGTCTGGGCTGCCTGGAGATCCAGGAAGGTGACATAGCCCAGTCCATCTCCTGCATCCCTGACCTCACGCACGATACCTGGATACTGCCTGGTGGCAGTGGATACCATGGCGCCGCCCCCTCCGCCTAGGCTATTGGGTGAGGCATCTACCCAGTAGGAATCCCCTGAGGGATCTTGATAGTATATCTTTAGTACTGCATCGTCTGATGACCACCAGAGATCTCCAGCCAGGGCATTGGCAGGGGGAGATATGCCTATTGCAGCTGTGGGTCCGCTGGCTTTAATCCAGTTGCTACCTACATATACCTTGAGAATCTTGTAATTGGTGTCATACCAGAATTCACCCTGAGTATAGCTGTTATCAGATATGGGAGCAGTAGTGCCTACAGCCACTGGGCCTATCTTAATTACCTGTGTTACAGCAGGGCTGACAGTGGTATTCTGTACCAGCATGTAGATTCCAGCAGTATTTGGATCGGTATTGACCGCCAATTCACCCAGGGTCAGATTAGAGGTCAGGGGTCTATGGCCTGCCACCTGGCTATTTTTAACTTGAATATTAGTGGTTAAGGACATGTTTTCATCTGTATATAACTACCCAGCAAATAAGAGAATGCTATCTATGGATACGCCACCTGATTCATTCGTAGCTCGTACTGCCAGTTGTGTGGCGGGCAATCCCTATGAAGCTCGCATGGGATGGGATGAGGTACGGAGTTTCGTGGAGAACTGGCTAGAGAAGGATGAACATGTAACTGCCGCCTGTGAATTCCTAGCACCTCATAGAGGCGACCCCCAATTTCTTCAACGTATCCTAGAGACACCTCTGATGCTGGGCGCATTTTGTCATCGTATTGAACGGTGGGGGCCGCCCCGGAAATCCATCAGGACTACTCCCCTGCTGGTAGAGACAGTGACTGCCTGGCTACTATATACTCAGTCCACTATCTACAGTGATAGTATCTATGCCGAGACACCTAAGCTGTCGCTCTATAAGTCCCTGGCTAATATCGAATCCTTCTACTACGAGTCTCAGGTGATCTCCATACAGTGGCAGAAGATCTATGCCAGTGAAACACCGAACAACCTCCTCTTCGATATGCTCTGCCATGGACTGATCAGACCAGAGACAGATGTCGATGAACTGCACAGTGAAGCCAGACTGGCCTACTACCTCTCAGCCACTACACTGTATGAGGTGCTGCCCCTACTCAATGACCTCCCTGAGATAATGGCCCGAAGCTAGGATCGATGAATTCACGTACCTCCTTCAGTAGGAACCAGAAGTCAGCTATCAAGTGTTCCCGCTGCATGCGTTTAATCATCAGATCCTTCTGATGCGCCATGGTTCTGAACTCGACATCCTTATAGTCTAGGTTGGGCTTGCTATACTTATTCTCACAGCCTAGGTGTCTTATATGGCAATATGCCGCATAGTCAATATGCTCAGGAGCTACGAATACGAGGAGACACCGTGCCTCAGGCCAGATCAGACGTGCTATCTGGAGGTACTTGTCTGTCTCTACCTTCTGCTTGAGATCAGCCAGTGTGACACTCTTCGCCTTGACCTCTACTATCTCAATAATATTCCAGTATAGCTGGGACTTATCCAGCAGATCGAAACGCCGTCCATACTTATCAGAGAATGGGTCAGGTACCGCCCACTCCACAGTCATGGGGCAGTAGGAACGCAGAGACAGTGTGGCGAGTTCCATCTGCAGTTCACGTTCAGATCTGCGTGGAGCAGGTTTGCTGATGATATCTGGTTCTGAGACCATCTTGGGCAGTGATAGCTGGATGGAGCTGTTGCGCTTATATGGACTGCGTTTCTTAACCCCATGCTGATGTATATGTAGCAGGGTATGGGCATCGCAGACAGCCAGTTGATTGCTCTTAATACCCTCTCTGGTATTATATCTCTCTGCCCAGCCCTTCTTGAATTCACTCAGTGCCTGAGCACTCTCATGTCCCTCAGTGGAGTTGAGATTAATCCGATGCCCCTTGCAGTTAGACAGCAGATAACTGCTGGTATCGTAGATTTTCACAATATCGTTGACCCTGAAGTATGGCTTGGGGACATTATTGTTAACAGGTAGCTTCACCAGAGACCAGCCTAGTTGTTTAGTCTCTACCAGACTATCTATTATCTGCTTATCTGTGGGGCTCAGCTCAGGTAGGAAGTCCGTGCATTTCATAGAAACAACGTAGCGTATTTTAAGTATCAGTCTAGCACAGGCTATATATTATGTATAATGATATGTAAATATGCCCAGTTTGTATCCTATATATGCTCATTACCAGTAGGAAAGATACCGTCTTCCAGACCACACCCTATCCATTTAATAGAGAAATTCAGAATATATCCCCAGTCACAGCAGGTACCCAGCTGGAGATAGTCGACTATAAACACAATCACCTATGGAGTATGACCCGTATCTGGATAGATGAATATCAATACTACATCTACACTGAGGACTGGGAATTACCTCAGCGTCGCATCAACCAGGCTGGAATAGATATCATCATGTCCTACTATTACCCTGAGGCATACCGTCGCGGAGATGAATATACCCTGGGGTACGGCACCCGTGAGAGAGCGAACAGAATGATACTGCCTGAGGATAAGTGCACCAGAGAGAAGGCACTGACCTGGCTGAAGGATGACCTGGAGGTAGTAGAGAGGGGACTGGAGAAATGTCTCAGGGTACCTCTCAATGACAATCAGTGGTCTGCCCTGGCCTGCATAGCGCAGGATATAACCATCCCAGTATT